TGGTAGGATAATCAGGCAAACGCAACCCGCTCAAACGAACCCGATGACCAACCCGATGACCGCTGCCGAACTCAATGCCGCCATCGCCTCTGGTGCTCTGAAGTTCAAACGCCTGCCCACTGCTCATGGTGCTAAGTCCAACCGCTGGGCAGACCGTATCAAGGGCGGTTCCTCCCGTGTTCGTACTGGGGCAGGTTCCCGCTCCGTTCACCAGAGCACCAAGGCATCCGCTCTGGTGGATGTTCGCTGACCTCCATTCGTTCGTGACAGCAGCAGTGGGGGGCGTTGTGCCCCCCTTTAAGCGTGCCGCCGTGATGCCCCCCCGTATATAAAAACGCATAACTACCCTAACCTACAAAGTGTTACGGAAGGCATCTAAATTTACAAGGCACTATAAAAATTTTTTTCGCTATATAAAATCAATGATAGAGTCTAATGAGATGAGAAAAAATCCCGGAGAAAATATTGTGCCCATAGAAGTCGATCCAGTGACTGGGGAGTATTATATTACGATTCCAGAATGGATCATCAATGATTTTGGATGGTACGAGGGCACCACAATAAACATGGAAGTTGAGGGAGATTGTATAATAATTACGGAAGTCAAGAGCGATTGACAAGCACTACATAATACTGTATGATACTGATGTAACTACTCTTTCTTATGGCTAAAGGATTTACTGTAAAGGCAAAAACGCCTGTTAACGACTCCCAACCAGAATGGGACTACGATTATGCGCGAGAACTGATCAAGGGTAAGAGCGTAGTCTTTTGTTTACCTGGAAGGGGAGTTTCCTACACATATCTAAAAAACTTTGTACAATTGTGCTTTGATTTGGTACAGGCAGGAGCAAGTATCCAAATCTCGCAAGATTATAGTTCAATGGTGAACTTCGCACGATGTAAGTGTCTTGGTGCGAATGTACTGCGTGGTCCTGATCAGAAACCTTGGGACGGCAAATTGAAGTATGATTATCAGTTGTGGATCGATAGTGATATTGTTTTTAACACCGAGAAATTCTGGCAACTTGTTCTGATGGAGAAGGACATTGCTGCTGGATGGTACTGTACTGAGGACGGGCAGACCACATCCGTTGCTCACTGGTTAGAGGAAGATGATTTCCGAAGCAATGGTGGAGTGATGAATCATGAAACTATTGAAAGTATCTCAAAACGTCGGAAGCCTTTCACGGTAGACTACACTGGTTTTGGATGGCTTCTAATTAAACACGGAGTGTTTGAGAATGAAGGTATCAAGTATCCTTGGTTTGCTCCGAAGATGCAAGTATTCGAATCTGGTGAAGTACAGGATATGTGTGGAGAGGACGTTTCCTTCTGTTTGGACGCCATTGCGGCAGGTTTTGAGATCTGGTGTGATCCTCGTATTCGTGTTGGGCATGAAAAAACTCGCGTTATCTAATGGCAGAAACATATACTGTTATTAGAAAAGGTAAGGTCCTCTTCAAGGGTCTCTCGCAAGAGGAATACATGAATCTTATGGAGGATCTTGCCATTGAATATTACAAAACTGGAAGTCCCAAAGCGGGCGATATTGAAACTCACATTATTGGAGAAAACGGAACATGGCAAAAGCAAAAGCAGGTGTAAACAAAAGCGGCTATATCGCAGGTCCTCCCAAAAAGACTCGTCAAGGAGATGGTGGTGGAACGAAATATGCGGCGTCTTCGCGTAACTCGGCTCGTAAAAAGTATCGCGGACAAGGAAAAGGTTGATCTTCTATGATTGATGATGATGTACAGGCATGGAGTGCCTATCCACAATATCGTTGGGTATTCAATAAACTTGAAGTTGCTCTTCGATTTGGATATGAATGTGGTCCTGCCTGTGTACCCATCATCAAAAAAGGATTTTATATTATAAGACCAATCTACAATCTATTCGGACAAGGAATTGGTGCCAAAAAACAATTCCTTGATCCAGAATTACACGGAGAAGAAATGATTCTTCACAAATATGTCTCTCCTGGATATTTCTGGTGTGAATATCTGGAGGGAGACCATTTTAGTATTGATTATAAACGCGAAAATGGGCACTGGGTGCCATTTAGTGCCATGATTGGTACTCATGAAACCGAAGATAACTTGACTCGTTTTGAAATTTGGGAGAAAGTCGAACTACCAAACTTTGAATTACCAGATTTTATTCATGAAATTGATGTAGAATACCTCAATATTGAATCAAAAAGTGGAAAACCATTCGAAATTCATCTTCGAACTGGTAATGACCAGATATGGGATCTTCCGATGGGGTCAAAAGTGTACCCAATTTGGGATGAGGAGAGTCAAAATAGAAGAAAAGGACTAAGATTCTCTCCGAATCATGAATCAGACCTTCGTTTTTACTCGGCAGATGGGCATTTGAGTGATGTACGAAGAGGTTTTTATGTTGAAGAGGCAAAATAAATAGTATTAAGGGATAGCAACCCCTCTAAAAGTTCTGTTTTATATAAAACAGGAGCTAAAATGGGACAATCACCTGTAGATAGAAATAGAGATTACATGAGAGAGATGTGGGGAACCACAAAACTTGTTTCCGATTATGGGTCAATGCTCGAAAACGACCAAAAAAAGATGCTTCGTGAGATCGCAAATGACGATATCACACCTAAAAAGCATGATTTTGTTCATCAAAATGAAATTCATGAAAAAATTCGTAATGATGATGACTATGATGACTGGAATTATGGTACTGAACCAGTTTATGGTAGGATTTCGGGGTAGAGGCTATAAATAAAAGCAAGTAAAATCTCCTAATAAACTGTGGTTCAGAGGATATCTAGAGCATTTAAAGATATTAGCCTATCTTTTGATAGACATCCTATAACTAATGATATTGTCGTATTAAAAAATGCGGATGCGATCAAAAAATCCATCCGCAATATTGTACAGACAATACCTAGTGAGAGATTTTTTAATCCAATTTTTGGTTCTGAAGTAAAAAATAGTTTATTTGAATTTGTTGATTTTGGTACGGCATCTCTTTTGGAGAAGCAAATATCAATAGCGATTGAAAACTATGAACCAAGAGTGAATAGAGTAAATATTGATGTTAATCCAAGAGCAGATCAAAATGCCTTTGAGATTACGGTTTCATTTAATATTATTGGACAAGAAGTTCCAGCACAACAATTTACATTCATCCTAGAGGCAACCAGATAAAATAATGCCTTTTACTAAGTTTACAAATCTAGATTTTGATCAGATAAAAACTTCAATCAAAGATTATCTCCGTGCGAATTCGGATTTTACGGACTTTGATTTTGAAGGATCGAACTTTTCTGTTCTGATCGATACGTTAGCATATAACACATATATTACTGCATTCAACTCTAATATGGTTGTCAATGAATCCTTCTTGGATTCGGCAACTCTGAGAGAGAACATTGTTTCTTTGGCAAGAAACATTGGTTATGTTCCAAGATCCAAAACCGCAGCAAAGACAACAGTATCATTTACAGTCAATACATCAACATCAGCATCACAGTTAATTCTTAAGGCAGGTTTGGTTTGTGTCGGTGCTGTTGATAATACCCAATATACTTTTTCCGCTCCTGGTGATATAACGGCAAATATTGTAAATGATCAGGCATCATTTACTAATATAGAATTATACCAAGGAACATATCTCACAAAAGAGTTTATAGTTAATAATTCACAAGATCAAAGATTTATTCTTAATAACCCAAATATTGATACATCGACAATTAGAGTAAAAATCGGTACTCGTGAATATAAGCAAGTTAATAATATCATCGCAGTCAATAAAGATTCTGAAATTTATCTTCTCCAAGAAGTTGCGGATGAAAAATACGAACTTCTTTTTGGTGATGGGATCATTGGTAAGAAATTAGAAACAGGTACAAAGATTACTGTAACCTATATTGTTACAGAAGGGGCAACTGGAAATGGTCCATCACTATTCTCATATGCTGGAACAACGACTGACAGTAATGGAACTCTCATAAGCCCTACTGCTTCCGTATCCGTAACAACTACACAATCCGCCTCTGGAGGCGGCGACATCGAGCCAATTAGTTCAATCAAGTACTTTGCCCCTAGAATCTATTCTTCGCAGTACCGTGCCGTTACAACGAGGGACTACGAGGCAATTGTACAACAAGTATATCCAAGTACAGAATCAGTTTCAGTTGTTGGTGGTGAAGAATTAGAACCACCACAGTTTGGTAAGGTAATAATTAGTATCAAACCAAAGAACGGTTATTCAATTTCAGACTTTGCTAAGAATCAAATCTTAAATGACCTAAAGCAGTATACGGTTTCGGGAGTAAAGCAAGAAATTATAGATCTAAAATTATTATTTGTTGAAATTGATAGTGATGTTTTTTATGATTCATCCAAGGTGAGTGATATTGCATCAACCAGAACAAAAATCATATCATCCCTTACACAACATGCTTCATCAATTGATATGAACAAATTTGGTGGAAGATTTAAGTATAGTAAGATATTACAATTAATTGATAATGTTGATTCTTCTATTACCTCCAACATCACAAGAGTGAAGATGAGAAGAAATATGAATTGTATAACAAATACATTTGCTCAATATGAAATATGTTTCGGAAATCGCTTCCATAAAACATTGGATAAGTCCAATATTAAGAGTACTGGATTCAAGATTGCTGGTGAATCGGAAACTGTATACTTTTTAGATACTCCAAGTGCTAATAGTGAAATTGGTGTATTATCAATTGTTAAACCAACTTTAGATCCAGATACTTACGAGGTTGTTAAGAAATCAATAGGAACGGTTGATTACTTAAGGGGAGAGATTATTATCAATACAATCAATATCATTTCTACTGATCTACCAGATAATGTTGTTGAGATTCAAGCGATACCAGAATCAAATGATGTTATTGGATTGAAAGATCTTTATCTTGTCTTCGATGTTTCAAAAAGCACTATAAATATGGTTAAGGATACAATTGCCTCTGGGGAACAGATTTCTGGAGTCAATTTCCCAGTCAAATCAAGTTACTCAAACGGAACAATAACAAGATAATAGAGGGGAAATATGATCAAAACTGGTTTTGATGCTAGGGTAAAAGTCCAACAAGTTATTGATAATCAATTACCAGAATTCTTATTATCAGAAAGTCCAAAGGTAGTGGACTTTCTGAAGCAGTATTATATTTCTCAAGAATTTCAAGGTGGATCAATTGATATTGTTGAAAACCTAGATCAATATCTAAGTTTTAATAATTTAACATCGGATGTTTTAACAGATCATATTGTAGTTTCTTCTGATATCTCATCATCAGACACAACCATCAATGTAACTACAACTAATGGATTCCCAAAGCAGTATGGTCTTGTAAAGATTGATGATGAAATCATCAGCTATACTGGTATTACCACAAATAGTTTTACTGGATGTATACGTGGTTTTAGTGGAATTAGTTCTTATAGAAACAATACAAATCCAGAAGAACTTGTATTCAGCACTTCTAGTTCTAGTTCCCACAGCAGTGGAACATCAATTAAAAATTTAAGTACACTCTTTTTAAGAGAATTTTATCGCAAATTAAAGTATCTTCTTGCTCCAGGATTTGAAGATGTAAATTTTGTCAGTAATCTTGACGTTAATAATTTTATTAAACAAATTCGAAACTTCTATCAGAGTAAAGGAACTGAAGAAGCATTTAGAATTCTTTTTGCTGTTTTATATAATGAAGTACCAAAAGTTGTAAACCTTGAAGATTATCTACTGAAATCTTCAACCGCCGAATTTATCAGAAGAAAAGTACTAGTAACCGAACTAATTTCTGGTGATCCAAATAAGTTGGTTGGTCAAATGATCAGCAACTTTGTAGATACTGCCACTGGACCAGTATCTGAAGTGGAAATTATAACAAGAAATAAAAAAACTTTCTATAAAATTCAACTCTTTTCTGGATATAATGAAAGGAGTTTAATCGAAGGAACTTTTAATATTACACCAAACAGTTTAGTTTCTGATAATGTTTCTGTTGGATCTTCAGTAATTTCTGTTGATAGTACTGTTGGTTTTGGTCAAACTGGGGTTGTTATTGTTGGAAATAACACAGTCAGTTACACTGATAAGAGTGTAAATCAGTTTTTTGGTTGCACTGGTGTGACGAATGCCATTTCACCAAAAGAGATACTGTATTCAAATAATGATACTATTTACGGATATGAGGATGGAGATCCATCCAAAAAAGTAATTCTAAGAGTTACTGGTGTTATGTCTGATATTGAAGACAAGGATCAGTATGATCTCTTATTTGAAGGTGATTTAATATCTGTAAAAAACCTTGGTGAAAGCATTAAAAATGATAATGAAAATTATACACAATTTGCTTTTAATACTTGGATTTACAATACCAGATCCAGATATGAGATTGGAAGTTTCTCAAATAATACAGTAACTTTATTTGAAACCCCAGATAAATCTAGTTTAAAAGTTGGCGATGTTGTTGATATTTTAGATAGAAATGCTGAGAATATTGTCGTTTCCGAAGCAACTGTTAGTTCTATTACAAATAATAGTGTACAATTAAACAAAAATATTACCACAAATTCTGACAGAGATCTGAGCATAAGAAAGAGATTTGATTATTCTACATCCACAGGCGCTCAGTTAGATTCTGATAGAATTCTATCAAATGTACAGAACACATACATTGAAAATGGCGAAAATATGTATGTGGCGTCAAACTCTCTTCCAGAGTATGAAATCACAAAAAATATCTCATATAAAACTGTAGATATAACACCATCAACAAATCTTGATAATGTATTTCAGGGTTTTGTTGCCACTACTGGAAAATATTCCATTTTGTCTTTTGATACTGATGTCCCATTCATTACTGGTGATGAGGTTATTTACAGTGGAAATAATGACCCTATCGTAGGTTTAGTGTTTGGAAGAACTTACTACGTTGAAGTTATAAAGGACACAAATCCAACAAGAAAAAACAGAATAAAACTTTTTAATGCCAGATCTTTTATCGGAACCTCTCAAGTAGTAGAATTTGATAAAACACCATTTAATTCTAACACAACACACACCTTCACATTAAAACAACATTACCAAAGAAACCTAAAAGCAAGAAAATCATTAGTAAAAATACCACTTGTACCAAATATTCAATCTGGAGTTAATACACCAACAGTACCAGGACCAGTTGGTGTATTGATTAATGGTGTCGAAATTGGAAACTATAAGTCTGACGATAGAGTTTATTATGGTCCTATAGAATCTATAAAAGTTCTGAATGGTGGAACAGATTATGATGTCATAAATCCACCAACTATCGTTGTTTCAAATCCATCCGTTTCTGGAGGAACAACTGCTCTTGCTCAATCTGTTGTTCGTGGATCGGTAAAAGAAGTATTGGTAGATCCACAAACATTTAATATTAATAGAGTTTTATCAACGACGATTTCTGGTGGTAATGGATCTGGCGCTGTTTTAGAATCTGTTGTAGCTAAACAATTTAGGGAAATTGAATTCAATGCTTCTATCGTTGGTGTTGCTGCAACTGGTGGTGTTGATATTTCTAACGATACAATAACATTCGAAAATCGTCATAATCTTATTGATGGTCAGAGAATTGTTTATAGTTCTAATGGAAATTTAGAACTCGGTATTGGTGAATTTGGTGGTTCTAATCTTAATCAGAATGACAGTCTAGTTAATGGTGGAATATACTATCCAGAAATTATTAATACAAGATCAATTTACTTGTATAAGAATATTACAGATTACAATAGTGGAATCAATACTGTAGGATTTACTACAGTCAATACTGGAGGTATTCATAAATTTAGAACATATGAAGAACAAACTGTTGTTTCTGAGATAAAAGTTTTAAATCCAGGATCTGGATATGAAAATAGAACTTTGAGAGTAAAACCAATCGGTATTTCAACAATTAGTGATACTATTACTTTCAATAACCACGGATTCAATGACGGTGATCTAGTTAATTATACTTATGAAACTTCTTCAATTTCTGGTCTTTCTAGCTCTTTACAATATAGAGTTCTAAAACTTAATGATTCTTCTTTCCAAGTTGCAGAATCTGTTGGTGGTGCAACTACAAACTATAACAGAAGAAACTATGTAAGTTTTGGATCTACATCTGGAGAAGGATATCAAATTTTCTCATATCCACCAATTGTAGTAACAATTAATGCCGAATATGGTGAAGGTGTTAGTGGATCTGGTAGCACAATAGTTGCAACACCAATAGTAAGAGGTGAAATCGTAGATACTTTTGTTTATGAAGAAGGATCTGATTATGGTTCAAATATTCTCAATTTCCACAGAAATCCAGTAGTTACAGTTAAAACTGGTTTGAGTGCTCAATTAAAACCAATCATAAAGAGAGGTATTATTGTAGCAGTTGAAGTTCAAAATGGTGGATCATTCTTTAATGCTGCCCCAGACTTAGAAGTAGTTGGTGCTGGGTCTGGCGCTAAATTAAGAGCAGAAGTTAATAATGGGAAAATTACAAATGTAATCATCCTTAACAAAGGAACTGGATATGTTGATGGATCTACCAGTATTAAAGTAAAACCACCAGGAAGAAATGTTGTATTAGAATCTAATGTCAGATACTTAACGGTTAATAACTTAAAGAGATTTTCTGACGAACTGTTGGTTGAATATGAAGATGATCTTTCATATTCTATTGTTGGATATTCAACAGATCGTGATGGGGTTACATTCTTAGATTCGAATACAGAAACAAATCACTCTAAAGTTATTGGTTGGGCAAATGATGGTAATCCAATTTATGGTCCATTTGGATTCTCAGATCCAAATGATGATAACTCAACAACTAGAAGATTAGAAACTGGATATGTTGAATCTGCGAATAATATTAAGAACAGACCATCCTTAGATGTTTTTGAACTTGGATATTTTGTTGAGGACTACAAATATAATAATAGTGGAGATTTAGATATTCACAATGGTAGATATGCTAAAACTCCAGAGTTTCCTAATGGAGTCTACGCTTATTATGTTGGTTTATCAACAAATGCAACAACTGGCAAATTAGATCCAAAATTCCCATATTTTATTGGTGATACTTATAGATCCAAAGTCTCCACCTTAAGATTGGACCAAAAATTTGATTTTAATAATTCATCTCTTGTCAGAAATACATTCCCATATAGAACTGGAAAGAATAATTCTGGCAATGATTTCTTATTCGAATCAAATTCTCCTATTAATCAGATTACAAAGGTTGAATCTGTATCTAAAGGATCTGTAGATGATTTCGTTATTCTAAATCCTGGTGATAATTATAGAGTTGGTAACTCTTTAACATTTAATAATGATGCAACTGGTGGTGGAGGAGCAGCTGCCGAGGTATCTAAAGTTCTCGGAAAAAAAATAACTTCATTATCAACGGAATATTTAAAGTACGAAAATTCGGTTATAACAAGGGAAGACGCGCAAAATATTAAAATACACACAAATATTACACATGAGTTAATAGATGGAGATACCGTACAGGTTTCTAGTGCTTCCACATTCGTCAATAATTTAATTGGATCCCATATAATTGGAGTAACTTCTACATACACAAGATTAACTGATGTAGTACCAGCAAATTCTGGGGTAACAACAGACATCTATATTTCATCACTACCACAAGGTGTAGGATCTGGAACTTCCATTGGTATTGGAACAGAGACTCTTTCCGTATTAAATGTATTCCCCGAGAACAACATTCTTCGCGTAAAGCGTGGTGAAGTTGGTATTTCACATACAACTTCGGATCTTGTTCAAATAAAAGATGATTATATTATAGTTCCTTTAAATACAGAATACTTTGATTCTTCTAAGAACTATAAAGTTTATTTCAACCCTAACGAATCTGTAGGTGTTGGTATTGAAACTGGAGCAGATATAAGTATTGGATATTATCTTGGTAATCAACCAAAAACAGTATCAGTAACATCGCAGTCTATTTTCTTACCAGATCATCCATTCAAGAACAATCAAGCAGTACAATTTAGAATACCATCTGGATTTAACGCTTTATCAGTTAGAAATGAACCAGGTGATCTTAGTTTTACAATTCCAGATAATGGAACAGATCAGACTGTTTATATCATTAACAAAGGGAAGGATTATATTGGTATCGTAACTCAGGTTGGTCTTACATCAACATCTGATGGTTTGTTCTTTGTAACAACAACACCGCTGACTAACAGTTATGAATATTCGTTTGAAACGAGATACAACGAGATAACTGCGACAGTTCAAAAAATTAAAACACAAGTATCTGTTTCAACTTTCCATAATCTATCAAATGGAGATGTGATTGATTTGGATCTAAAACCAAATCTTTCTATTGGTGTGGGTAATTCTTCATCTGTAAGTATTAAATATAATTCTGATTATAAAAAAATATTAATCAATCCGGTTGGATTTGGATCTGAAAAAGTAAGTGTTATCAATAATTCAATTAATATTGATGATCACGGATTTATAACAGGTGAAAAGGTTTTTTATAGTTCTTCGGATGATATTTCTAGTGGTTTAACAACAGGTGGATACTTTATATACAGGATAGACGATAATAACTTTAATTTATCTAAGACTTATAATGACACCATTTCAAATCCACCAATCTATGTAAGTATTGCTAGTACTGGTGGATCTGGTCAAGAGATTAGTCTCATAAATCCAAAAATTAAAGTAATTAAGAATAATGATATTGTCTTTAATGTGTCAGACACTTCTCTTAGTGAGTATAAATTTAAATTCTTCTATGATAAAAATCTAAGTAATGAATTTGTTTCAACTGGTTCAACATCACAATTCTCTGTTGTAGAGACTGTGGTAAGTAGTGGATTATCAACATCATATACAATAACATATAATGAGGATCTACCAACAAAATTATATTATTCGTTTGAAAAAAATGGTGAAGCAATCAAACCCGACATAGATGTATTAGATTATTCGGAGATTATATACGTTGATAGTGTATATAATGGATCTTATAAAGTATTTGGCATTGGATCAACAACATTCAATGTTTCTCCAGAATATCTTCCAGAAAGACTGAACTATACGTCTCAGGAGGTTGATTTGTTGCAGTATAAGACTAATTCTTTATCTGCTTCTGGTCCTATTTCAGACATCAATATAGTTTCTGGTGGATCAAATTATACAAGGTTACCAGTTATTTCTGGTCTTTCTACTGGAACATCTTCTACTCTCGGATCTAATGCAATAATTAGACCAACAACAAATACAATTGGTAAATTAAATAATTTTAGAATCATAAATGAAGGTTTTGAATACGCTTCCGATAAAACATTAAGACCAAAAGCAAATATATCGAGACTTATAACTTTAACTGGAACAGATAAAATAGAATCCATACAGGTTTTAGATGGAGGTAAAAATTACCTTTCAGCACCAGATTTGGTTGTTGTTAACATGTACACTAGGGAAAAGATTAATCCCTCTCTCTATGATTTAAGAGCAAAATTTGTTGGAAATACAATCATCGATGTTGAACTTGTTTCGGAACCAAAAGGTTTAGACTCTGTAGAACATAAGATATTTCCTCTTAGAAATAGTAATGGAATTCAAGTAGAAAGAATTACTGACTACAGTAATGGCATTGTTACTCTAGAATTAAGTACACCTTCTGTAGATGGATTCACAACACCACCATTTAGTGCTGATGATCTAATATTTGTAGAAGGATTACAAAAGCAATCATCTACTGATAGTCTTGGGAATGTTTCTTTCCCAGGTGATGGATTTAATTCTGAAGACAATAATTTTAATTATTTTAGAGTTACAGAATATATCAACTCAAACCCAGCTATTTTAAAATATGATATTGGAGAATATACTAATAATGCTGGTAATCCAGTAGAGATTCAAACATCATTCACTTCGGTTATTAAAAAAACTAATCTACCAGAATTTAAGTTAAATACTGTTTCTGGATTATTCTTCTTAGGGGAGAAATTGGCAGTAAATGATACTGAGGTGGATTTAAAAACAACAGTTGTTGAGCAAAACCTTATTAAAGTTGATGGTGATTATGATATTGAGATTGGTGATTTGATTAAGGGTGTAAATTCTGGTATTTTTGGTACAGTTGAGTCCATTAAAACTTATGATGGTAGATTTTCTGTTGATTATGCTAGTGATAAGAATTTTGGATGGAAAGATAATGTAGGCAAACTCAATGATAGTTTACAGGTAACTCCAGATAATGATTACTATCAGAACCTTTCATACACAATTAAGAGTCCAAGAGAATTTGAAGTAATACAAGAGTCTGTTAGTAGGCATGTTCATCCTTCTGGAATGAAGAATTTTGCCGATACAGAAATTTTATCAAAGGGATCTGTTGGGGTCGGAATATCGGATTCCTTTGTTTCTCCAGTTCTTGATTTTATTTCCGAAAGAAGAGTTGATACTATAAATGTTTTTGACTTGACTCAAGATTATGAAGCAACAGAAGACTCATCCAGATTCTTAATATTTAAGAATAAGAGACTTGCGGATTTTATTGAATGTAGAACCAATCGTGTTCTTCAAATTGATGATATTAGTGGTAGATTCTCAAGTTCGGAATTCAATAAGGATACTTTCGTAGAAACAATCGAATATCCAATTACTGATTTCTATTCTAGATTCTTAGTACAAGTAACTGATGAAAACAAACAAAGTTCTCAATTGAGTGAGGTTGTTGTACTTAATGACTATACTAATACATTTACTTTAAATAAGATTGATCTATTTACGGACAAAAATCTAGGCACTTTCTCTGGTGATTTTGCCGATAGTGGTGATACAACACTGAGATTCGATCCTGTCGATGCTAATAACTTCAACTATAATCTAAAAATCTATAGAGAATCATTTACTCCAGCAAATGTTGGTTCTGGATTTACTGATTTTGGATTTGTTAGATTGGATAGTAGAACCAACAAATTAGGACCTGCTAATGGTAGTGGTCTGGTTGGATTTACTACTGATGTATTTGAGGCACTTTCTGATAAGTTTGACACTACTTATACTTTTGCCCAAGTTTTAGATACAGATACAAATAGAATGAACTACTTTGAGGTAGTTGGTCATTATGATGGGCAAGATACTCATGTTTCTGAATATTATTATGATACATCCAGTTTTGATACTTTCTCTGGATCTAATATTGGTACTTTTGGAATGAGTGTATCTGGTGGTGTTATTAAACTCACATTTGAAAATGATACTAACAATAACTTAATTGTTAAGACTAAAACCGTTGGTATTGGAACAACTGCAGTTGGGGTTGGGACATACAGATATCTTGTAGATGGACAGATTGATGGAACTGAGAGAACTGCTAAATTTGATTCCCAATTAAGAACAATAACTGGAATAAGTACAGTATTTGAATTTGATAGTGTCTTACAGTTTAGCCAAAAATCAATTATTAAAATTGGTGTAGGAAATACTACATCTGTACATAATTTGATGGTTGTTGCCGACCAAACTAGAACAAATATTCAACAATCACCATTTGTTAATATTGGTACAAATTCTGGAATTGGTACATTCTCATCGGAAATGGATGGAACGAATGTTATTGTTAAATTCCACCCAGATTCTGAATTCTCAAGTGATATTATCACACTACAATCATATAATCAACACATATATGCTGATATTGATGAGTTTAATATTCCTGGAGATTTTTCTGTTGGAACTACTGAAGAATCAATAACAAATGCTTTCTATGGTTCAATCAATGAATTTGGAAAAGATAAGACTGATTTTGATCTAAACTACAATAGAATACCTATCTTTGAAAAAACCTTCAATCCAGAAAGCACAAACACTCTAGATAAATCTACTGGTGTATTTACAATTAACGATCACTTCTTCGAGACTGGTGAGGAATTAATTTATACCCCATTCTCTTCTCTGATTGGTATTCCTGCAACTTCTGTTGGTATTGGAACAACCATTGTAAATGGAACAATATTTACTGGTGATATTATAAGTGGACTATCAACCATTACCGGAATTGCTGCATCTACAGGTCTAACTTCTGGATCAACATTAATATTTGGTGATGGTATTCCTAATAATACAACAATAACAGGTATTCAAACATTTAATACATTTTTTGCTGGGAATGTTGTAAGTATTGGTTCATCAGTTATTACTGGTATAGCAAATACTTCCGTTCTATCTGTTGGATCTGGTATTTTCTCTGGTGATAATACGTCACTTGGAACTATTATTTCTATTGGAATCAATTCAATAACAGCATCAACCACAATATCTGGTGGTGATGACAGAACATATTTCTCTGATGACTCTAATTGGTCAGTCACTTTATCCAATGTTTCCACTGGATCAACCTTTAGAGGAACATTTACAACGGGTATAAGCACTGACATTTGCCCCGAAAGAGTTTATGCTATCAGACTTACCAAAGATACATTTAAGATAACTGGAACCGCTGGTGGCAGTGGAGTAGGGTTCACATTCACCGATTCTGGATCTGGTAATCTTCATAAACTAGAAATGAAGAAAAAACTTGAGAAATCTTTGATTACTATTGATGGTGTTACACAATATCCATTAATGTACACTCCATTGGTATTCAATTTGGAGAATAATGGCGGATCAAATATTGGTGCTGGTACAACTTACTTATCTCTGAGTGGAATATCTTCAATTAAACCAAGAGATATTGTTAGAATTGATGATGAATTCTTAGAAATTAAAAATGTTGGATTGGGAACAACAAATTCTGGTCCAATCACTGGAGTTGGAACTTTCCCAATTATTAACGTATCTAGAGGATTTGTTGGTACATCAGCAACAACACATGTGGATGGATCATTTGCTAGAATTTACAAAGGATCTTATAATATTGTCGGAAATAAAATTCATTTCACTGAGGCACCAGACGGTAAAGGAAATAACAATAGATTAAACGCAAGTTCCCTTTCTCTTCCAAAATCCTCATTTAATGGTAGAGTTTATCTAAGAAAAGATTATACAGGAAACCAGGTATATGATGATATTTCTTTAGGATTTAATGGAATTGGAAGAACTTTCAGCATTTATAAAGAAGGTGAGAATGTAACTGGAGTAGAAGCTGGTAGCAGCTTGCTCTTTATTAATGATGTTTTCCAAACCCCAGATACATCAAACAATACTGGAAATAATTATTCCTTTGATTCGGATTCTATTTCTGGAATTACTAGTGTTACATTTACAGGAATTACTAGAGAAGGTACTGATGACGTCATTATTTCGGAAAGTGATGTCAATCAAAATCAAATCCCAAGAGGTGGTATTGTAATTTCGGTTGCTTCGACTGGAGGACTTGGATATGCTCCTTTGGTTAATGCTAAAGTAAAACCAGTTGTTAGTGCTGGTGGAACAATTACAGATATTCTTGGCATATCCACATTTAGTTCTACTCAACTTTCAATAAGCACTTCTCGTTATGACAATATAACTGGTATTCTAGAGATTACTACTACAACACCACATAATCTTTATGGATCTGGAACACAAGTCCATTTACTGGGATTAGAGTTTTCTTGTGATGTTGCTCATGCTGGTGTAACTACAACAATATTCCCAGATGGAACTAATGACTTCATATTCCCAGTTACTGGAATTACATCTACAAGAACATTTGATGTAAATGTTGGTACTAGCACTATTCCACACACATATGAAAGTGGTGGAACAGTAAGAGAATACTATTCAAACCTTTCCATTGGGTCTGGATATCGGGGAGAAGTTGGGGTTGCTATTACCGATATTGTATATCAGCACAAATATGTTAGAACTGACTCAAATTCAATCATTGATGATGGAAATAACACATATACTCCAACTGATGCTAAGTATACTCCAGAAACTGGTGTTCTTGTACTAACAATTCCAAATCATGGTTTAAATGTTAGTAACACTGTTGGAATAGTAACAGAATCCTTGACATTCAAGTGTTCTAGTGATGGATATAAAACAGAACAATTATATCCAAGATCTACCGATCCTGTTGCTGGTATTCAAACTGCAATTACTGCTGTTAGTATTAATACCATTGAAATCAATGTTGGTGCCGCTGGTGGTATAGGAACTGGAGCAAATATCACGGCAACAGTGGGTGCTGGTGGAACTTTAGCATTTAATGTTGTATCTGGTGGAAGTGGATATATTAATCCAGTGATAAGCATTGATAGTCCAAACTATGAAAATTTACCAGTTATTGGATTCTCTAGACTTGGAATTGGTGCTACTACTGAGACTGGAATTGGTCTTTCAATGACATTGGAAATGGCACCATCTTCTGTTGGTGTTGGAACTTCATACTTCGAAGTTTCTAGATATAGGATCACCAATCCAGGTTATTCCTTTAGAAAGGGTGATGTATTCCAACCAGTAGGATTGGTTACAGCAGCAGGATTATCATCTCCAATTACTGAAATATTCTTCACAGTTGAAGATGTATTTAATGATTCCTTTGGTTCATGGCAGTTGGGAGAATTTGATTATATTGATAGCAATAAGTCAAGACAAAATGGTGTTAGAACTAGATTCCCACTATTTAAAAATGGTCAACTGTTGAGTTTTGAAAAGAATACATCCGATGCCACATCTTCGTTGATTGATTTGGATTCAATTCTTCTCATTTATGTAAATGGTGTAATGCAGGAACCAAATGTATCATACATCTTTGAGGGAGGAACTACTTTCAGATTCTTGGAAGCACCAAAACCAGAAGATAGAGTTGATATATTCTTCTATAGAGGAACTCGTGGTTCTGATAGCATTGAGATTAATGTTAACGAAACGATTAAAGTGGGTGATGACGTTAAGGTTAATAAAAATGATGCTCTTACTGCAACAGTAGAACAAGATATCAGAATTGTTTCTAACATAACATCTGCTGATACGATTGAAACTGGAATATATCTTGGAGATGGAATTGATGAAGTTAACTACAAACCATTATCATGGACTAAACAGAAGAGGGATTTATTAATTGGTGATAATGAAGAACCCAAATCGAGAGATTCTATTGAAGGTATGGTATTCCCATCTGCTAAAATAATTAAAGACTTTAATTCTTCAGATACAGAAATATTCTTAGATGATGCCCAATTCTTTAATTATGAAGAAAATGAATCGATCATTAATATTCAAGAAATTTCTGGACTAGTAATTGATGGAAAACCACAACCAGTTGGAGCTTCATTAACTGCTGTTGTTTCTGCTGCTGGTACTATCACCTCTATTGCTGTTGTTGATGGCGGTAGTGGGTACGTACCTTCATCATCTATTTCGGTTGTTATAGCACCACCTATAGGTGGTATTGGAACCGTATTTAAACCCCAGATTAAGAATAGGGTTGGTACTCTAGGAATTGGATCTGATGTTATCATTGGAATTAATACGACTTCAATACAAATTGGTCAATCACTTGATAGAGTCTTTACGGGATCTCTAGAAATAATCGATGATACATTTACAGTTACTGGAATTTCTACAGAAAATAACGGAGAGATAAGTCTTAATAAATCTGCCTCCAATACTGTCCAAATCGTTAGAGCATTTGATTTTGGTCTATATCAGGATCAGGAACGATCTACAGCAAATACAGTTGTATCTGCTGCTGGGACAATACAATCGGTTTCTATCACAAATGCTGGATCTGGATATACAACTACAGCAATTCCATCCATTATTACAAAATTACCAGATGCTAACAAAGAATTTATTAGTGGAATAAGATTTGTATCTGGATACAGTGGAATTATTACTGGAATAACAACGAGTCCTGGTATTGATGGAAACCCATTAGCGATCAGATTCGATGTACTATTAGATCAAAATGATGATCTGGATTCTCTATTAAACAATTATCCAATATATGTTTCTAATACCACAGTTGGTAATGGAATAACTTCTATTGATGGAAATGATAATGCTGTGATTGGTATAGGTACAACATTTGCCGATAATGTATATTATGTACATTCATTTACAAGAAATAATTTGGCTGGTATTATTACAGCAAATGTTTTATCAACAACAAATCATGTTGGATTAGAAACCTCTGGAACATTATCAAATCCTTGTGGAACATTCTCTTGGGGAAGACTTTCTGGATTCACTAGAGGATCGGAATCGATAGGTATTGGTGTTTCAGGATTTACGGTTAATTCTGGATTAACTACATACCCATCTATTCAAAGAAGAGGTTTTGGACTTAGGGACAGTGGTTCGCTGAGAAAACAACTTTAATAATCATTTATAAATATAGAAAAAAGCTAATAATATGGCTGCGATTGTTACAGACCAATTTAGAATTTTAAACGCGAAAAACTTTGTGGATTCGGTAAGTGATCCGAATAATTCTTATTATGTTTTCCTGAGTCTACCAAATCCTTCTGTTGTTGGATTTGGTAGATCTTCTACTTGGGACAGTAATATACCATCACCAATTGATAATACAAATTACTTGACACATGTAAAGGATACTATGATTTTTGGTAAGAGAATTACCAAAAATGATATTAGAAGATTGATTAGAAGAGTAGACTGGAAGCAGGGAACAGTTTATGAAATGTACAGGCATGATTATAGCCTATCAAATCCTTCTCCCCAAACAAATTCTGCACGATTATATGATGCAAATTATTATGTAATTAATAGTGATTATAGAGTTTATATTTGTATAGATAATGGTTCTTCTGAAGCAAATATATCTGGTAATTTTTCTCAAGACGAGCCAACATTTGTTGATTTAGAACCTTCCAGAGCGGGAGAAAGTGGTGATGGTTATATTTGGAAATACCTCTTTACAGTATCGCCTAGCGATATTATTAAATTCGATTCTATTGAATATATTCCTGTCCCCAATGATTGGGAAACAACAACAGATGCTCAAATTGTTGCGGTAAGGGACAATGGAGACTCCACTATTAATGAAAATCAAATTAAAAAAATATATGTAGAGGCACAGGGTTCTGGATATAATACAACGGATGCAGAACTCGATATCTTAGGTGATGGTGAGGGTGGAAAGGTTGTTGTAAATGTGGTTGGTGGAAAGATTACATCAGCAACAGTATCTTCTGGTGGAAAGGGATATTCTTATGGAAGAGTTGATCTATCGACTATAAATTCTGGTGCCACTTCTTTCGCCAATCTAATTCCTATTATTCCACCATCTAGAGGGCATGGTTACAATATCTATGATGAATTGGGAACCGACAGGGTTTTAGTGTATGCCAGATTTGATGATTCGACAAAAGATTTTCCTTTGGATACAAGATTTTCTCAGATTGGAATAATAAAGAATCCAGATAGAGCAGGAACAGCATCGTCAACCTTTGCCGAGAGTCAATTCTCAAATCTAGGTGGATTTAAATTGTCTTCAGTTTCTAATCCAGAGGATGCTGTTCCTGGAAATAGAATTTTCCAAACAGTTACCGGAATTGGAACTGCTACTGGATATTTGGCTTCTTATGATACGGAAACTAAAGTTTTAAAGTATTTCCAAGATCGCTCCTTATATTTTAATACCAGTTCTTTCGATCAAAAAGATTCTAAGAGTGTTATATCAGAAGCAAAGAAGGTTTCCTTTAGTAAAGATGGTGGAACTATAACTTCCACTAATAATTTTAGTGGAACAATCGATCAAGATTTCACTGGTATTACAACATCAATTACATCAACAAAAAATGTAAACTTGGCAACTCAGTTTACTAATGGTGTTTCTTTACCAGAGATAAATAAAGGATCAGGGGATATTATTTACATTGATAATAGACCCCGCGTTTCAAGAAACCCAAGACAAAAAGAAGATATTAAAATCGTACTGGAATTCTAAAGATGTCACAAAAAACAAACTTAAATGTTTCCCCATATTATGACGACTTTGATCCCAATAGTAATTTTTACAGGGTTCTTTTTAAACCAGGATTTCCAGTTCAGTCTAGAGAACTGACAACTCTTCAGTCAATTCTACAGAATCAAGTTAAATCATTCGCTAACCATGTATTTAAAGATGGTTCTATTGTAATTCCAGGAAATATTACATATAATCCTTCATTCTTTGCTGTTAAAATTAATCCAACACACGTTGGTTTAAGTGTTGGATTGTATATTGAGCAATTAGTTGGCAAAAGAATCAAAGGTCAAACATCACAACTAACAGCGGTAGTACAAAAAGTTCTAAAGAATACACAATCAGAAACTAACGATTATACACTTTATGTAAAATACATTACATCTGATTCTAGTTTTAATGTTACTCAGTTTAGAAACGCCGAGACATTAATCACTTTAGATAATGTTGTATACGGTAATACAACTATCTCTTCTGGTGAGACTTTTGCAACTCTTATAAATTCTAACGCAACATTTACAGCATCCTCTGTTTCTATTTCAAAAGGAGTTTATTATCTAAGAGGACATTTTGTAGATGTTCCAGATGAAACTCTTATATTAGATCAATATTCTAATACTCCATCATATAGAGTAGGTTTGACTGTTTCCGAATCTATAATTGATGCTCAAGACAATAATAGTCTATATGATAATGCTAGAGGTTTTTCAAATTATGCTGCTCCTGGTGCGGATAGATTAAAGATAACAACAACTTTAACCAAAAAAAGATTAACTGATACCGATGACAAAGATTTTGTTGAGATTTTAAGAGTAAATCGAGGCGTAATCAAAAAAATTCAAGATACAAACACATATTCTCAGATTAAGGACTATATCGCAAAAAGAACTTATGAAGAGTCTGGTAACTATGCCGTAGATCCTTTCAATGTTGAAGTTGAAAATTCACTAAACAATAGAATTGATTCTGAAGGAGTATTCTTTTCAAATCAACGTACTGAGCGAGGAAATGTACCATCAGATGATCTTCTGGCAGTAAAAGTTTCTCCAGGAAAAGCATACGTATATGGATATGACGTTGAAAAACCAGATACCACTATTCTGGATGTAGAAAAACCAAGAACAACAAGAGAAATTTCTTCAGCATCAATCCCATTTGAAATGGGGAATAAAATAAAAGTTAATAATGTTTCCGGAACTCCACTTGTCGGTATTAATAATAATTTTACAGTAGATTTATATAGCAGAAGAAAGACAAATCAAGAGAATCCAACTGGATCACAAATTGGAAGAGCAAGAGTATATTCATTCAATCTTTCTGATGCGGATTCTAATCTTTCCGCAAATAAGTGGGATTTATATCTTTGGGATATTCAAACATTTACTAAGTTAATTCTAAGTTCTGGAGCATCTTTATCGCAAGCACCAGTTGGTTCATATATTAGAGGATTGAGCAGTGGTGCTAGTGGATATGTCGTATCGCATTCTTCAACACAATTTACTTTAGATCAAACTTCTGGATCATTTATTGTTGGTGAAGAAGTCTTAATTAATGAAGATCCATCTCTTTCCAGATCTGTAATTTCCACCACCCCTTATGGAACTCAAGATATTAAATCAATCTATCAAGGAACTGGTGGTGGAATTGGTTTAAGTACAGCATTCTTTGCTGATACTATATTAGAAAGTAAAATACCCAAAAATTTCACAAATTCGGATTCTATACAAATTACCGCAGTAGATAGTGGAATTTCCACCGTAACTTGTGCTGGTAGAAATTTTGTTGGTATTAAAACTGATACTATCATTAGATATCAAGTTTCTGGTAGTACATTGGTTTCTTACAATAGAGTGACTGGTATTTCCACCGATGGTTTGGAAATGGAAATTACAGCGGTTCCAAATGTTAGTGGGGTATGTACTGGTACTTTACCAACAGCAGAGCTTACAACAACATTTTCGATAGGACAACCAAGTGTAAAGAATACCGATAAATCAAACTTATATACAAAACTAAATTCTAAACATATTTCTAATGTTTCTTTCTCTGGATCCAATCTTTTAGTTGAAAGACAAGCAACTGGAAAATCCACAGATAATAATGGAAGTTTAACTGTTGATAGAACCGATGTTGGTATTAGTAGTTCTTTCTTCGAACCATATGCGTTAAATAAGTATTCTATCTTTTATGAGGATGGAACATCTGCCAACTTAACTTCAGATCAAGTTACATTATCTGCCAATTCTCTAGATGTAACTTTCTCTGGTTTGATACCGAACAGGAGCAATATTATTGTTAATGCTTCTGTTAAGAAGAATGCAATCAGAAATAAGCAAAAAAATTACATAAGAAGTCAAAAATTAGAAATTTCTAGAAGTTCTGATAACACTACGGCATCCACATCCGGTTTGGTTTATAATAGTTTTTATGGTTTACGCATCCAAGATAGAGAAATTTCATTAAATGTTCCAGATGTAAACAAAGTTATTGCTATCTATGAATCACTAGATACTGGTAGCGTTATTCTTGATAGTCTAACATTCTCATCAGGACTGAATCTGAATACAGCATCAATTGTTGGTGAAAAGATTGTCGGTCAAAACAGTGGAGCAGTTGGACAAATTGTTACTAGAGTTTCTTCTTCAGAAATTGAATTTGTTTATCTAAATGATAATAGATTTATACCTAATGAGATCGTTTCTTTTGAAGAATCAAATATTAAATCATCTGTCCTCTCAATTAAGAGAGGAAATTATACAAATAAAACTCAGGATTATACACTCAATAAAGGTCAAAAGGAACAGTATTATGATTATTCCAGAATTGTAAGGAAATCCGATGCTTATATTCCTTCCAGAAGACTATTAGTAATTTACGATTACTACACTGTACCTTCTAGTGATACTGGTGATGTTTTCAGTGTTAACAGTTACAGTGAAGAGAGATATACATCTGATTTACCAATATTAAAGAATAATACTAGAGCTTCCGACATATTAGATTTTAGACCTAGAGTAGCAGAATTTACATCAACATCAAGTTCTCCCTTTGATTTTTCTAGTAGAACTTTTAGTTCCTCTTCAAATCCATCACTGGTTGTTTCTCCCAATGGATCATCCATAGTTGGATATTCTTATTATTTGCCAAGAATAGATAAGATTGTTCTTAATAAAACTGGAAATATTACTCTAATTAAAGGTGTTCCTTCAGTAAATCCAGTTGAACCACCATCTGTTGATGATTCTATGGATTTGGCAACCATCAAATTGCCAGCATATGTGTATAATCCAGATGATGTTGAGGTTACTCTCAGCAATAATAAGAGATACACAATGCAAGATCTTCGTGATATTGAGGATCGCCTAGAAAATGTCGAAGAATTGACATCATTGACACTTTTAGAACTTAATACAAAAACACTGCAGATACAAGATGCTGATGGTTTAAGTAGATTTAAATCAGGATTCTTTGTTGATAACTTTAGAGGAACTAAATTTATTGATGTTGATAATGATGATGCCAATTCTACAATAGATAAAAATAGAACAGAATTAAGGTCTGACCTATCTTTCTATTCACTAAAATCCCAGATTTCTCCATCTTCTGATCAAAATATAGAAACACTGGATTTCTCGTCTGATTTTGATTTAACTGATACAAATGTGAAAAAGACTGGTGATTTAGTAACTTTAAATTATTCATCAGTTGCTTGGACTGATATTCAACAAACATTTGCGACAGATAGCCAAAAGGTTAATCCTTTTGGTGTAGAAAACTATAATGGTAATGTTAAATTAACTCCATCTTCAGATACCTGGGTAAGAACACTCAATATTCAGTCTGGATCTATCGTAAGAACACAAAGTGATTGGCAAAACTCATATATTTCAAACTTAATAACAAGTTCTACTACAAGTGATAAGTTAAGATCTAGAAATGTTCAATTTGTTGCTAGTTCTTTACAACCATCCACAAATTATTATTCATTCTTTGGTGGCAGTTCAAATGTTGACGTTATTCCAAAACTTTTAAAAGTTTCAATGTCCAGTGGATCATTTGAATCTGGGGAAACTGTATACGGTTATATTGATGGTAAAAAGACTACCGCTTTTAGATTGGCAAATGCTAATCATAAAGAAGGTCCTTATCAAAATCCATCAAAAACATATACAAAAAATCCATACTCACCCACTACAGATATAGCAACAGTATATTCATCATCATCACCATTATTAAACATTGATACTTTCTCATTAGCAGATGATGCTGATGGAAGATTTTACGGATATGTAGTGGAGAATATGACTCTGGTTGGAGAATCCAGTTCTGCTCAGGCAACAGTATCAGCACAATCATTAACAACAGATGTTGTTGGAGATCTTATTGGTTGCTTCTTTATTAGAAATCCATTAACATCACCAGCTCCATCAACATCGTTTAAAGTTGGGTCGAAGACCTTTAAACTATCAACAAGTTCTACAAATTCTACTGGATCTTCTGTTAAATTTACTCAAACAACATTCAATTCTTTAGGTATAGTTGATCCTTCAGTATATACTGAAAGCATTCTTATTAGAAAATCTCCACCAGCACTTCCTCTCAATGCTCTAAGAAGAGATCCTTTATCACAAACATTTAGAACTGATAATGTTGGGGGATTCTTAACCAAAATAGATTTATACTTTAAGGTAAAAGATACAAGTGAAAAAATATTTGTTGAAATTAGAGAAACTGATATTGGTGGAACACCAAAAGATAAATTAGTTCAAGACTTTGCTAGAGTTTCTCTATTGCCTTCTGATATCACAACTTCTACAGATGGAACAACTGCTACTACTGTTACATTACCATCACCATTATATCTACAACCAAATAAACAATATGCTTTAACATTGTCATGTCCAACTTCAGATGATTATGAAGTTTGGATTGGTGAAACTAATGAAGCAACAGTTGCTACACAATCATATCCAGATGCAGATCAAGTGATATATTCCAATCAGTACACTGGTGGAAATCTATTTAAACCACAAAATGGTTCTGTATGGTCACCAACTATATCTCAAGATCTTAAGTTCAAACTATACAAAGCACAGTTTGTTTCAACAGCAGGTGTTGTTTATTTCCATAACCCATCACTCTCTATTGGAAGTACATATGCTTCAATTGATGCAAATATTCCACCACTTTCAAATAATTCAATTACAATCTTACCAAGAAAACTGAGAGTAGGAATGTCAACTTCATATGCTCTTAATAATATTCTAACTTCTGGTGTAAGAGTTGCTGAAGGAGATAATACTGGATACATTGAATTTACTGGTGGCAATATTCAGACTGTAGGTATTAGTACAGTTGGTGTTGGTTACTCTAATGGAACGTACAATGGTGTTCCTCTTTATAATATTAATAGTAAAGGAACTGGAGCAACAGCAAATATAACAGTTTCTGGAAATGTAATTTCTAATGTTTCTATAGCATCTACTGGAAATGGATATAAAACGGGTGATCTTTTAGGTGTTACTACCAGTTCTGTTGGTGGATCTGGAAGGAAGGCACTGATTTCTGTTACTAATGTTCCAAATATTGATACTTTATATCTCACTAAAGTTTCTGGTGAATCTTTTGGTGAAAACTCTACTCTCTCATACTATAGTGGAAATACTCTAGTTTCTATGTCTGGAACTACAGTAAGAGGAACAACATCGGTTGTCAGTGATTTGTATACTGGAAATGTTTTTGAAGTAAATCACTACAATCATGGAATGCATTCAAATAATAATATTGTAAATATTAGTGGTATTACCCCAGATACACAATCAACTACTTTAACAGCGTCTGTTGTTTCTACAAATACTACAATATCAGTTGCTAATACTGAAACATTTACAACCTTTGAAGGAACTGCCGTTTCTGGATCCAATATTGGTTATGTTATTGTTAATGATGAGATTATCTCATATAATGCTGTAGGAACTGGATCTCTAACAATTGTTACTCGTGGCGTGAATGAATCAACCATTCGTAACCATTCTTCAGGTGATATCATTCGCAAGTATGAACTTGGTGGAGTTTCTCTGACTAGAATTAATAATTCACATAATATGCCAACAAATCAAAATCTTGTTTCTCAAAGAGAGATTGATAAGTATCATTTGGAATTCATAAGACCTGGCACTAAGAATAGTGGATCCAGTATGTTAAACTTTAATAATGAAGGATCGACAGGAGGTAGCCATTGTAGAGCAACTCAAAATATTCAATTTAATGAAATAATTCCATATTTCAATGTTATAGCTCCAGAAAATACTAGTATTTCATCAACATTAAGGACTGTTTCTGGAACCAGTTCTGGTGGTAGTGAGCAATCATTTATCGATCAAGGATATGAATCTGTTGCTCTTAATAAAGTTAATGAACTATCTACACCAAGAATTATTTGTTCAAGAGTTAATGAAACTGAAAGATTAACTTCTTTACCAAGAAATAAATCTTTAACTCTTGGTGTAAGAATGGGGACTTCTAACACCAGTCTTTCTCCAGTCATTGATCTAACTGAGGCAGCAACATTTGTTGTTTCCAGAAATAGACTGAATAATCCAATTCAGGATTATGTAAAAGATTCTAGATCAAATAAACTCAGCGATGATCCACATTCATCGGTTTATATTTCTAATGAAGTTAGTTTACAAAAACCAGCAACCTCATTAAAGGTTATTTTAACTTCATACAGAAATTCTTCAAGTGATTTTAGAGTTCTTTATAAGTTAATTAGACCAGATTCCAGTGAAGTTGATCAAACTTATGAGCTCTTCCCAGGTTACAACAACTTGTCTGATACTGATGGTGATGGAGTTGGTGATACTGTTATTGATACATCACTAAATGATGGTCTTCCTGATGTCTTTGTAAAAGCAAGTGAAGATGATGAATTCATTGAGTATCAATTTACTGCTGATAATCTAGAAGAATTTACCGGATTTGCTATTAAGATTGTTATGAGTGGAACTAATGAAGCATATACAACAAGATTCAAAGATCTAAGGGCAATTGCTTTAGCATAATGATACCAGTTGAAGGTCACAACAATCTTTTTCGGGATGAAAATTCTGGAGCTATTGTCAATTGTGATACACGTGAATATAATCAATATATTAAAATGAAAAAAGATCGTCAAAAACAAAAGAATGAAATTGCTGAATTGAAAAATGATGTTCAACAAATTAAAAATTTACTAATGGAGTTAATCAATGAAAATGGATCCAGAAAAAATTCAATTGGAGAATCTGAGTAAAAGTTTTGAATATTTTAAGTATGCTACTGAAATTGACAATTGTGAATCTATAGAAGATTTGAGAAATATTGCCAAATCTTACATAAAGTTGTATTTAAAGCAACAAGAAGTGGTGGCATCATTTCTCTAAAACCCAGAAAACTGTGAGTATAAATATATTTTAGATCCTGATAATTACCATATCGGTATGTTCTAATGCCAGACATAAAAGTAAGAGTAGGTCAACAAAATTCAATTAAAGTTGTTTCTTCAATTGCTGGAGATACCTCAGGAACTCTTTCTGGTTTAAGCGATGTTAATGTGAGTGGAGGATTGTCAAACGGAATGGTTTTGGTTTACAATGCCACCACAAATAAATGGGATGCAACTTTAGAGTTAACACCAGGAACTACACAGAACTTAGATATTAATGGAGGCTCATTCTAATGGCAAGTATCATTAGGGTCAAAAGATCTACTGGTACTTCTGCACCAGCAACTCTAAATTATGGTGAACTTGCTATTACTATTGGCGTTGGTACTCACGGCAATAGAGGTGGGAGAGTATTTTCTGGCGATAACTCACAAAACCCACAGTTAATCGGCGGTAGATATTATACAGACCTTTTAAGTATTGCTCCTGGTTTAGTTGCTGGTCAAGATAACCCAACAACACCAGCAAACGGTTTTGTACCTGTCCTTCTTACTGAAAATGGAGGAAATCCAGGAGGATTGGGTGCTGTTTCTCGTTTACCGAGAGTTGATCAGTGGTCGGTAGATAATTTAACGATAGATGGAAATACAATTTCATCTAATGACACGGATGGAGATATTGAATTAAGAACTAATGGAATTGGTGAAGTTGTAATTCCAGATGATCAGTTCTTAACTTTTGGCGACAGTAAGGATGTAAAACTAGAATATGATGAAAATGGCAGTGATGCGCTTCAGGTAACTGGAGCTCCATGGGTTTGGAATAGTGTCCAAACTTACAATATGCCAGCTGGCAGTCAATTTGTAATTGACAATGTTGGTATTTCATCTAATGTTATTTCTACCAGACCAGGTGGTGGAAATGTTCTTTACATTGATCCATATCCCGATGGATTAAGCAATGAAGGAACTGTTATTGTTAAGGGGGATTTACAAGTTGATGGTACAACAACCACTGTTAATTCATCAACTGTTAGTGCTAATGAAGCAATCCTAAATCTTGGTGATGTAACCAGTGTTAGGACGGTAATGGAAACCGTCGTTTCTGGTGTAAGCACTATTAGATTGGATTCGGTTGTTGGTATTAATACTGGTGATGTTATTAGTGGAAATGCTGGATTAAATATTGGTGCTGCTAATACAGTCACTTCATACGATTCAGTCAATAAGGTTATTACTTTAACCGATCCAACTATTGCTGGTATTTCAACAACAACTGAACTGACAATAACCCACGCATTTGATACTAATACCGATCGTGGTATTTCTTTTAATTATAACACAAGCAGTGGAACCAGCAACAATAAAGTTGGTTTCTTTGGTATGGATGATAGTTCCATAGCAGCTAGTGGTGTTTTCGAATCTCATGCTGATAATAGTAGAAGACTAACTTTTATTCCAGACGCAACTATCTCAAATAGTGTTGTATCTGGAACCAAAGGATTCTTAGATATTAAAGGTATCTACTATCAAGCAGGTGATTTCTCAACTCACGGTGTTACTTATTTTGATAGCACTGGTTTACAGAGATCGACAACTGCTCCTTCTGCAGCAACATTTACATCAACACAAGTATTAACCGCTGTAACAGAGGTTGTTTTAACATTGAGTGGAAACGCAAGTTTGGCTGCTGGATCACAAATTACCCAGCAAAATAACAGTGCGGCATATGGTATGGTTAAAACCACTACACATCTTCAAATACTGTTACTTTGATCGGTGTTCAGGGAACATTTGATACTACAAATGACATTGTTTCTGAGGGAGCGAGTGTCAATGTTAATCCAACAAATGTTTCTACTACATATACTGACAGACCAGTTTGGACAACAACAATTGACGGGGGAACTTTCTAAAAATGATGAATAGTGAAGTTGATATCAATGTATTAGTGACTCTATATAATCAAAAAATAGCGGCACTAACTAATCAAAATGTTTTATTGGAGGCAAAGATCCAAACTTTAAAAAAAGATTTTGAGGATGAAAAGAATAATTTACTGGCACAACTTTTAGAATTTAAAAAAGGAAAACCAGTAAACAATTCTAAATCCAAGTCTCCAATAAAAGATGATGATTTTCAAAACTCAGGGGTTGAAGAGTAATGGCAAAACCATCAACGCGTCAAGGATTAATTGATTACTGCCTAAGGCGTCTAGGTGCTCCTGTCCTAGAGATAAACGTTGATGATGACCAAATTGATGATTTGGTTGATGATGCCATTCAATATTTTAATGAGAGACACTTTGATGGTGTTGAAAGGATGTTTCTCAAATACGAAATTCAGCAAGAAGATATTGATAGAGGAAAAGCTGGTGGAACCACAGGTGTTGGTATTGTAACCACTACAGCAACATCTGTTGATACTGGTGCTGGATCTTTTACATCATCTTTTTACGAAAATTCAAACTTTATTCAAATTCCAGATTCAGTTGTTGGAATTGAAAGGGTATTTAAGTTTGATACTAGCAGCATTTCTGGTGGAATGTTTAGTATTAAGTATCAGTTATTCTTAAATGATCTTTATTACTTTAACTCAGTTGAATTGCTTCAATATGCAATGACCAAGAGTTATCTAGAAGACATTGATTTCCTATTAACAACCGATAAGCAGATAAGATTTAATAAGCGCCAAGATAGGATGTATCTTGATATTGACTGGAACGCTCAAAGTGCTGGCAACTTTTTAGTTATTGATTGTTATAGAGCACTTGATCCAGCATCATTCACTCAAGTTTATAATGATAGTTTCGTTAAAAAATACTTGACATCACTAATTAAACGCCAGTGGGGGCAAAATCTAATTAAATTCAGAGGAGTCAAATTACCTGGTGGTATTGAATTGAATGGTAGAGAAATCTATGAAGACGCTGAAAGAGAACTAGAGCAACTCAAGCAAACAATGATGCTTGAGCATGAATTACCACCTCTCGATCTTATTGGATAATGGCACTAAATCCCTTCTTTCTACAAGGTTCTCAGTCTGAACAAAGACTTGTTCAAGAACTAATTAATGAACAACTTAGGATGTATGGGGTTGATGTTACCTACATCCCAAGAAAGATTGTCAATAAGGATACGATTTTTAATGAGATCGAATCTTCCAAGTTTGATGACAATTATACTATAGAAGCATATGTGAACACATATGAGGGTCATTCTGGTGCTGGAGATATACTAACAAAATTTGGAATGTCTCTTAGAGATGAACTAACGATAACCATTTCTAAGGAAAGATATGATGATTTCATTGCTTCATTCTTGGAAAGTGAGAGTGATGATGAAATTATCCTATCCAGTAGACCTAGAGAAGGTGATTTGGTTTATTTTCCTTTGGGACAAAGATTATTTGAAGTTAAGTTTGTAGAGCATGAAGATCCTTTCTACCAATTAGGCAAAAACTATGTCTATCAACTGAAGTGTGAACTCTTCGAATATGAAGATGAAGTTATAGACACTACAATTGGTGAAATTGATACTCAGATCAAGGAAGAGGGATATATTACAACTTTACAATTAATTGGTATTGGGCAAACAGCAACTGCTTCTGCTCTTATCAATAGTGGATATGTTAGAGAAGTATTTTTAAATAATGATGGAAATGGATATACTTCTACACCGGTTATTCAATTTGATGATGCTCCAACAGGAGGATCAACTGCTACAGCAGTTGCTATAACAACATCTAGAGGTGGAGTTGCATCTATAAAAGAAATATTAATAACAAACGCTGGTTCTGGATATACTGTGGCACCTAATATTAACATCTATAGTGGTGGTGGTACTGGAGCAGCGGCAACTTGTTCAATAGAAACATCTAATAAAGGCGTTGTTTCTATCGCAGTTGACGATGGTGGATCTGGATATCCAACCATCCCAACCGTCACAATTGCTCAGCCATCGTTAGGAGCAGTGGCAACAGCAACGACTGGTATTGGAGGAACCGTAGCATCACTAACACTAGTAAATGCTGGTGTGGCATACGCACAGGCACCAGTCGTAACCATTGCTTCCCCAGTCGGTAGTGGTACAACAGCAACAGCAACAGCAACAATTGGTGTTGGTGGAACAGTAACTTCTCTAACCATCGTAGATGCTGGAAGTGGATATGGTAGTGATCCTGCGGTTACAATAGACAATAGTGATTCTATAAAAGACCCTACACTAGCAGTAAGAGCAGTGGCGAAGGCAGAAATTTCTTCGGGAAATATTGTAACTGCTATTAGAATTGTAAATCCTGGTATTGGATATACAGAAGCACCAACAGTTACAATATCTAACCCACCATTGGTTTCTGGATCTGGCGTATTCCAATTCAATGAACTTATTACTGGTTCTACAAGTGGAACTACAGCAAGGGTTAAAGAGTGGAATTCAACTACAAATACTATGAAGATATCAATAATTGATGGATACTTTGTTCCTGGTGAGACTGTTGTTGGATCGGCATCATCTGCGACTTATGCTGTTGGTTCGTATAGTTCTGATGATACCTATAATAAATACACTGACAATGATGAGATTGAGACGGAAGCAGATCTCATACTTGACTTTACAGAATCCAATCCATTTGGTACTTATTAATGTTAGGAACTTATTTTTATCACGAAATAATCAGAAAAACAGTCGTTTCATTCGGAACACTGTTTAATCAGATTTATGTAAAGCATAATGATGCTAACAGTGATGTTGAGAGTGAAATAAAAGTACCTCTGGCATATGGTCCTGCTCAAAAGTTCTTGGCAAGGTTGGAACAGCAAGCAGATTTGAATAGAGCAGTTCAAATTAATCTTCCAAGAATGTCATTTGAGATGAATAGCATCTCATATGATCCAACTAGAAAAGTTTCCGTAACTCAAACTTTTAAAGCAGTAGATGATAATACTAGGGTTAAAAAGGTTTATATGCCTGTACCATATAATCTTGGATTTGAATTAAACATTTTAACCAAATTAAATGATGATGCATTACAGATATTAGAGCAAATTCTTCCATATTTTCAACCATCATTTAATGTTACTGTTGAGTTGATTGACTCTATTGGCGAAAAGAGAGATATACCAGTTGTTTTAGATAATATAAGTTTCCAAGATGATTATGAGGGTGATTTTTCCACTCGTAGAGCACTAATCTATACATTACAATTTACGGCAAAAACATATCTGTTCGGTCCAATTGCTGATAGTACAGAAGGAATTATTCGTAAGGTTCAGGTTGATTATTATACCGACACTAACCAACTATCTGCTAAGAGACAAGTTAGATATACAGCAACACCACAAGCAAGAAAAGATTATGATAATGATACTGGGGCACTGTTAACGGAAGCAGTAGATACATCAGAAACTATTATCTCATTAAATGACACTTCTGGTCTTTCTGTTGGTGGAAGAGTTATTATTGATAGTGAAATTATGAAGATAACCAACCTAACTAGCACATCAATGACTGTTAAGAGGGGTTATGATTCAACAATTGCTGCAGAACATGCCAATGGAACAAAACTAAATGTTCTTAGTACTGCGGATGACTCTAGAATCGTTGTTGGTGATGATTTTGGATTCAATGAGTCTTTAGATTTCTTCGAAAGTGGAGCAGACTTTAGTCCAACTAGAAAAGTAGATTTGTGAGTGATTTATGACAGATAAATTTAATGCGATTGATGAGTCTCTTAATACTACATATGAGATAACAAAAGCGGAGGAAAAACCTTCGGAAGTAGAGGTTGTTAAAAACGACAAACCAACTGATATTAAAAAAGATTATGAATATACAAGAGCAAATCTGTACTCATTGATTGAAAAGGGACAAGAAGCAATCAACGGTATCATGGAACTTGCCGGTGAAGGTGGTAGTCCAAGAGCATATGAGGTTGCTGGTCAGTTAATTAAGAGTGTTGCTGATACAACAGATAAACTTATTGATTTACAAAAGAAGCTAAAAGATGTAGAAGAAGACGTTGGAAATAATAAAGGACCAAATACAGTTACTAATAACGCTGTTTTTGTTGGATCTACATCAGAACTTCAAAAACTACTCAAGCAAGGTTTTCTAAATAATAAAGAATAGTTTATAACCTAAAAATGGGTTGGTCTGAGAAGTACAAGAAGTCTATTGACTGTGGTGACCCAAAAGGGTTTTCTCAGCGTGCTCATTGTCAGGGTCGTAAAAAGAAAATGAACGAAGCAAAAGAAAAAGATCATGAAGTGTCAATGGCACAATCTCAGTTAAAAAAATCTGAAGAAAATATCAGAAAACTGAGAAAAGCACTCGGTAAAAAGGAAAAGAATATTCCTGCTTGGGTTCAGGCAAAGATTACTGATACTGAACACAATACTGATGCTGCATCATCTTATATGGATGAAGGTAAGCGTGATGGTAAGTCTGCCAAAGACAAAAATTACTCACTTCGTGATTGGTTTAAAGGTGGTGGATGGGTTCAAGCAGGTGGTAAGTATGATGGAAAACCCTGCGCTAAACAACCAGGTCAGAAGACCAAACCATTCTGTCGTGATGCTGACGACCGTGCTTCTATGAGTGAAGATGAAAGAGAAAGAAGGGCAAAGAAAAAGCGTAGAGAAGATCCAAACCCAAATAGAAAGGGTAAGGCAAAGATTGTAAGAGAAGAGCAAATTGGAATTCCTATTCCACCAGAAAAGGGTGGATTGCAGAAAGTAATGAATCCACTCATTAAAAAACATGGTGGGGGTAAACTTATTGATCCAACACCAAAAGGATCTGCAAATCTTGAAAAGGCACATTTTGAACCTAAGGGTAAAATAGTTTCTGAAGGTATTCCATATAAAGTTGGAGACACAATTCCACCTTCCGCAACTAAACCACAACCAAAACCAACAGGTGCTGCAAAGTTTAAGTTTAATGTTGATAAAACGGGATTACAAGGACCAAAAAATCCTCTTGGTGAAGAAACTAAAAAAGATGCTTGCTATAAGAAAGTAAAATCAAGATATGATGTTTGGCCAAGTGCTTATGCTTCTGGTGCTCTAGTCAAGTGCCGTAAAGTTGGTGCCGCAAATTGGGGTAATAAAACAAAGAATGAAAACTATGATTATTCCAATTGGAGAGATGACTTTAAAGCACTGGAAATTGAGTCAATTGACATTATTAAACCAGAACCACTTCAACCAACTGATGGTATTGGAAGCAGAATGCTTGAAGAAGGTAAAGGTAAGAAGTGTTGGAAAGGTTATAAGAAAGCAGGAACTCAAAAACTCTTTGGTAAAACTTATAACCGTTGTGTGAAAGAGCAAAATAAATCCTTTGGTCAGTTTATGGAAGATTGGCAGAAAGTCAACAAGTCAGATAAAACTGATGGAATGAGTCCTGCAGCAGTTAAGGCATATCGCCGTGAGAACCCAGGTTCCAAACTTAAGACTGCTGTAACTGGTGATCCAAAACCAGGCAGTA